CCTATGACCGAGGATATTAGTAATAATTTCCTTGATTATATTGTCCGGTCACTCCCTTCAACCACTAGTTCAGTACGAGTTCGCGACACTCTGGGGAACGAACCGTTCATCCCTCCTAAACCTAAGCTCCTTGAAGCCTCACCATCTGCCACGTTTCAATTTTCACGTGGTCCAGGTGGTGGACGAGAGTTTATTAGGAAAACGTTGTATTTAGACCATAGTGCAGACCCGTTCATGCCACATGAGACGGGGTCCCGCAGCACTTATCGTACCCTTTCCCAGCAGTGGGAGGAGTACGATGAGGGTTGTCGGCTCTTAGGTGTACCGAATACATTCCGAATCCCAGAGAAATCTGAGAAGCCTATCCGTATGGAGGTTGTCACTGAGAGTGAAGCTTTCCATGGAACTACTACTTATCTGATCCCTATCCACTACTCATATGAGCAGGAGAAGGAAATGAAGATTTGGAGTTATAAGGAGGGGGCTAAGAATGTATTCGATATACCTTTGTTGCATAATGACCTAGTCCGAATGTCCGAACTAGGTCCTGGTCTAAGTTATGAGTTGAGAACTGATGTACCACCATATTCTTTCAGTGATGTGGTGAATATCGCTTTTGACCGTCTAAAACCAGTTCAAACCCTTTCATGTGGGCTTAAAAGTAGTCCTAGTGATCACTATGGATATTACTCATCCACTGTCTGTGCAGTCCTCGAACCTTTGAAAGTTCGCCTTATTACTAAGGGTGATGCATACGGACAGTGGGTGGGTCGATTTTTCCAGAAGGGTCTCTGGGCTCACCTACAGAAATATCCACAATTTGGTCTAACTGGTCACACATTAGAGATCTCCGATTTAGAGGGGATTCTACTCCGAGAAAAGGAGCTCGAGACATTTATGTCTAAAGAGATGCGTGACCCTTTATTCCGATTGTGGCGGTTTGGAAAGGTTAAGGGTGCGATAAAGTGGGTATCGGGTGATTTCAAGGCTGCGACAGATGGTCTCTCCATACAGATGACTAAGATGGTCCTTGAGGCCTTTCTGTATGATTGTCAATACTCCGAGAAACTTAAGGAAGTTCTTCGGGCCGGTCTATATGAGCAAGTGATACATTATCCGGAACACTATTTTATGAGTAACGAGTCTAAGATTCTTGATTTAGTTCAAAAGAATGGACAATTAATGGGAGCAATCCTATCCTTTGTTATTTTATGTTGGATAAATCTTATCTGTTACTGGCAAGCTGTCGAAGAGAGGTGGGGAATCAAGGTTCCGATTCGCCTACTTCCTGTCCTCATTAATGGGGATGACATCTTGTTTCGAACAGACGATCCTTTATATCGGATCTGGCTCGAGAAAATTGATAGTGTAAACTTTAAATTATCACTTGGTAAGAATTATGTTCATCCATCAGTTTTGATGGTTAATTCTACCATGTTCATATACTCGGAGGATGGCAAGGGACACCATACTTTCAAGCACATACCGTTCTTTAATGTGGGCCTACTTACAGGTCAGTCGAAATTGACTGGTCGTGAGGATGTCCGTGACATGCCTCTCGATGCTGTGTGGGAGGAGGTTCTTTGTGGTGCAGCAGATCCCGTTCGGGCGATCCGCCGCTTCATTCACTATAATAGCAGGTCTATTGAGAAACAAACCCGTAAGGGTGAGTTTAATCTCTTTATACCTCGCTATCGTGGTGGTCTGGGTTTGAGAGCCCCAGATAATTATACCTTCCATATAACATCGTTTCAACGTCGCTTTGCCACTCTGATTACAAAGAGGAGGGCAGAACAAATAAGTAAAGGTGAGGTCCCTTCAGGACTTTCACTCGGTATAGTGCGTGACACTGAGACTGTCGATCTGAGAATGAAACACTTTCATCGTTTATCAGAAATCGTTTATCATGGACCGCTTCCAGAGAATTTCATTGAAGGTACGTACAAAACAAAGGTTTCGATGCCTATCCTTTTCGCCTCACTCGACGAGGGTAACACGAAGATTCGCTTTCCAAGGAATCTCGGTGTACTCCGTGAGGGTGATACGGAAAGGATGAGCACCGAAAAGATACTCGAACCAGAGCCTCGACTTGTCGAAAGGCTTTGGTGAGATTATTTTGTACGGATCTATTGGGTCACATTATTAGTCTTCCAAAACGGTGGTTCGCCTTAATACTTCCGTACCAAGTCGCCGTGAGGTGACGGAGCGTCGACAGACTGCACGGAAGAGAGCCTCGTGCTTTTAATGTGATGTACAGTCGCTGTGATCTCAGGTATCCAATATAGATCAACAATGAATCAACAGAAGTGTAGTGTGGAAAAGAGCAAGAAGAAGATTGAGAAGAAGAAGAAGAAGACGAGTGCATCTCTTGGATTGGCTTCAACCAACCCTGGTTATGCACATGAAATGGCACGATATGCAAAGCAGTTCCTACTGCCTATTGATGCTAGTGATGAGCCGCTTGTTGCGTCCCCATCCAATTACCCCTCACAGATTTGTGTGAGGCACCTACATAAAGTCGTGGACGTGAACTCTTCAGTCCTAGCCAATGGCTTTACCGTGGTGATGAGCCCTAACCTCTATTCGCCGGGATTTATCTCGGCCTCAGCAACTGCCCTGATACCAGCCCTTGCCGCGGGACCAGTCACCTTGAGAGGTACACTGGTCCCGGGGGATTTGATTGGTAATCTGGCGTCTAACCAGACACTTACCACATTTTCTCCTGATGGGAAGACTGTGATCGGCTTACAACCTTTGACGGACTCAGTAGCTGCAACTAAGCAGGGTTTTACAACCATTGCTCAGGCTGCGGCCCAAGTCGTCACTCTGATTGTTAAGAATACCGGTCAATCTCCTACCAGGCTAAATGTGTATAGTCGTTTGGCGGCGTCACCTTGGGTTTTGTTGGCCAATCAGATTCATACCCTTCATCCTGGAAAAGAAGCCTCCGTCGAAATGACGCTTCCGATAGCTA